GGAGCTTCAGCTGAATGTCACGCTTGTAGAAGTCGGCGTAACCGGATCGACCGGACACTGACTCGAAGTGAGTTCGCACCCACTCCATCACTTGCTGAGCGCCCGAAGGAGCGATCGGATCGTGAAGGGTGACTGCCATCGTACCGAAGGTAGTCTTGCCAGCGAGATATCTACGCGAGTTGATGAAAGGAACTTCAACCTCTTCGGTAGTTATCTGCGGACGAGCCGTCGTCTTGATGATGTAAGCATCAATTCCTTCGATCATAAGAATCCATCGATTCTTTCTTTTGGGTTCGAATTTTGCGGGTATCATTGACGTTACGTCAAGTGTCTCAGCGGCCATTATGTTGTCTCCTTATGAAATTCCTATGTTTTATTTAACTATCACTTACAATCTTTTTTGACGTGACTTCGAAAGATTTCTGTTCCCTTCACGAGAAATGCCTTCTTTCACGTTAGCAACACCCCTAATCGTGTCGGCTGCGTCGGTGACCACTGCGTCAAATCCCTTCTTGAGATTATCCGCAATTTTGATGAGCGGTTCTTCAAGATTGGAATCGATTTTTCCAATGTTGCCTATAATCTCAAGGGCTGCCTGAACAGTGGGAGCAGTCTTCAGCTGCTTCAAATATCCCGCGACGATCGCCTTTTTGTCTTTAGAGCCTCCAAAAGAAGGACGAGACGGTCTATCTTGCGAAGTTGAAAGTTCTGCGTCTTTTTTCCCACCACCAAATCGAGACTTGAGATCATCTAGCCAACCTTCATCGAGGATCTCGGATCTCTCGATCTCTTCCCTTATAATTTTACGAAGTTGTCTTTCTGTCATTTTCATGTCGCGTTCCAAGTTGTTATAGGATGCTCTCAAAATATTCCCGGTAAATAGAACAGTTATAATTACGTCTTATTTACCGGGAATATCCTCCGTGTCACTGGACCTGTGTGATGTTGTTGGCCACCACGAAGTCGAGGCTGACGAATTCGATCGCCTTGGTGGGCTGCACGAAGATCTTGCCACGGATCGTGTTGTTGAGGATGTCGTCCTGCGTAGTCGTAGAGGAATCGATTACTACCTTGAATCTCTCTAGGCCAGCAAGGGCTTGAATTCTCTGAAGACGTGGCGTGACGGCTGCCGAGAATCTTGCCAACGTCGCTTCACGATTCGGTTCAAAGAGAATCGTCTGTGCGATGTCTCTGACTTGACGACGGATGTCGATGAGAAGACGACGAACATTAACTCTATCAAGGGCAGATGCTGCGACCTGAAGAGTCTTTTGACCCCAGACGACAACACCACCGCGCGGGTTGGTACCGCTTCGTGTTGCGCCCGGGAATGCGACGATCGGGTTGATCGAGTTGTCATATAGCGTGTCCATGTCGGATTGCGACAATCTCACTCGCGGTTCGAGGGCCGCATCCGGGAGAGCTCCGCGGGCGAAACCGGCAGGTGCGAACCAAGGATGACCCACGGCGTCGTTGAGGGCTAGCGCCCCGAGAACAAGCACCGAAGGAGGAGCGTAAAGATTGACACCAATCGGATCTCTATAGAGGATGTCGGGGAAGTACGCCGCAGCGAATGAAGAGTCGACGGAGCGATTCTTGAACCAATTCACCGTGTTGGTGACCGAAGGAAGTTGACTATCTAGATCGACGTCGTCGTTGTTCTCATCCTTTTGCTCAAGATCCATCACGTAGAGGGCATCAAATCTACCCTCCACCGCCAAGGTCGCTGCATCGGTAATAATCTCGTTACGAATACCCGGGATAGCCAGAAGCTGAATATCAACGTTGACGGTATTCTTCATGACGTCCAGAGCCTTCAAGTAGGTTCGAACGTTAGGTCCTTCGTTGTAACCTCGGTTGACATTTGACATATCGGCAGCAACCGCTGTTTGGTTGATATCGGATTCGTCTTTGTCAAAGATGTTGACACCATCGAAACCACCTTGTAACAAGAAGGTGAATTTGGCGTATTGCTTGTTCGAAGAAATGTCTTCAACCTTGAAACCCCGAAGTTTAGACGAAGATCCAGTCGATCGACTCTCAATCTCGGTTGCATTTGTCGAAGTGACATTACCATTACGAGCATACACGGCCAGAGCCCATTTTGTAGGATCGGCCAGACCATTCGAACCAGTAACAACCTGAACATTTTCAAGAGTGAACAAGTTGTTACAGAATCTATCAGAGTCGACTATTCCCCATGCGGCGGAATCGACCTGGCCTGAATTGCTTCCTGTCAAGAACTTGGCGTCTCCGACAGCAAAACTGGGGAAGTACTTGGCGAAAGACTTGAGAGAATCATTCGGAAGTATACTGCCGTTCTTCTTGGCCAGCGTCTCCGGATGTTCGAACTGAACTCCCCAATAAAGCTTGGAATCGGCTTGCTCCTTAGCTGTCCATTCCTCGGCCGACGTAATCTTTCTTCTGAAAGGCAACGGCGGCGTCTGCACCTTCTTGGAAACGTTGACATCGTCGAGTACTGCGACGTCTAACGAATTGAGAGAAGGCATTGGTGCCGAACCCGAAGTTACTAAGTGATCGATACCCCTGAAGCCCATCGGAAGTGCAGTGGGATCGACGAATCCATTTTCGACATCCGGGTGAACTTCGACTCGAACGTAATTCGAACGATTCGGATAATTGCCTTCGACCGTCAACTTCTGCTCGGCCTCAGTGCGATCAAAGTCAAAGTAAGAATAGACGTCTCCGATGACCTTCCCGATGTATCGATCAGAAGTGGGGTCGAGGTTGACACCGATAAAGACTTCATTCGGAAGATTCTTCTTGTCCAAATCCCTGTCGGTCCATTCGCGAAGAACGACGTTGAATGAACCGTATTTATTGAGCGGATCATTCGAAACAGTGATATTCTCGATAGAGACCTTGAACTTCGAAGAGTTGCCGGCTCCGTCGTCAAGAGTATGAAGTCTAAAGAGATTCTGTGGAGTTCCACCGAATTTTTGTGATATTACCCAAGGAGATACCGAATGACCGAACCTGTCTTCAAAAGACTCGTAATTAGGAACTGTCGTACTACTAGCATTTCTGGCAAGCGACGAAGTCAAGAGGAAAGCACAGTGTTCTTTTCCTCCGTTGACCGCGGCTCCATAGGCCTGATCGACTGCACCAGTACCTGTTACGACAGCGAGAACTGGATGAATATCCCAATTTGCATACAAGTAGTGGCCGGCCTCCTGGATCTTTTGGGGATCCGTGTTGAGAGATTTGGCGAAGTAATTGTTTGACAAAGGATCAAACGACACTGTCTTCGTGTTGGGATATTGAGCGTCTGTTCCTTTGTGACCGTTAAGATACAGGGTGAATTCCTGTTTGGGAACGGTACCGTTATTGGAACTCAACACCACGGTTCCCAAAGTTCCACCTTTCGCAGAAGAATCATTTCCAACCGTAGTAGAAGATGGAACCGCGCTATCTATTCCCGATATTGACGAAGATAGTCTCAATAAGACTCCCGAAGGAGCCATGAGAATACCTCGAACTATTGGCAATGATGATGTCACGCTTGAAGCTACTGATCCAGCCCCTTGCAAGCCGGCTTCGCTAAAATAAGTCGAACCATTAGATTCTGACATAAAACACCCCAGGAAGTAAGTTCTTCCCGTGGGGCCTGTCGAGTTAGCGTATGGATTTGAAGTGATAGCACCAGTTGTACCCGGAAGCTCCTCACCTACGACGAAACCAGCCGATGTGACTTTGCCAGTAGTGACATCTCTTTTTCTGCCGTCTCCGGCTCCAAGGACCCTGAGATATGTCACCGACTGTGCGTTTCTTAACCACTCGACGACAGCAAGAGGACCGAACTTCTTGCCGTCGGTCAGACCGAATTTTGAGTACCAGTCCGATATATTTCCTACCGTAATAGGTACGAATGCAGGACCTTTCAACGCCGTTCCAACGATTCCTGCAGGTATTCCAGTCGGAGCCGTCGTTGTCGGTCCCGAGATGTCAATCTCCCTTGCTGTTACTCCTGCGCTTCCAAACTTGAGTTGTGCCATTTA